TAGAAAAGGGGTCACACTCCTAGTTACATATAGTTATATTCATAAATAACTATTTGTCAATACTTTTATCTAGCAGACCCTGATATATCATATACGAAGTTTCCTGAACGTATTGCTTCCATAATCATATCAGAATTTTTGTCATATTCGTCTGCTGTCATTCTTTGAACTTCTGACTCTCTAATTACACTGTTTTTGTTTTCAGTGTCAGGAATAGTCTTTTGAGTTTTTGTTGAGACTGCTTTAGCAGCTTCTTTGCTACTATTGTTCTTTTCTTCTTTGCCAATATTTCTATCTGACTTATAGAGGTCAATAGCTCTTGCTGCTGACCTAGCGTCTTCACTATTTTCATATAATGCATCCTGCACCCATTTAGGCTGTTCATCTGCCCACTCATGAAAGTCATCACTCTCTCTAATTTCTGCAAAGTCAGGATGTATACGTAATAATTCTACCTCTGCTTTTTCTTTTGATGTCTGAGCATTTAACTCATCAATCTCTTTTATTCTTTGTTCTAAGGCATCTGATTGTTCTTTAGCTTTCTTTATAGCTATAGTTTCTATTATAGCCGCCACATCAGGATAGTCTTTTGCCCATGTTTCTATTTCAGCTTCAGTCTTAGGTAGCTTAATTTCTTTCTTAGTTGCTTTTTCTAACTGAGATTTTAAATCATCAAGTTGTTTTTGAAACTGCTTTTCTTTTTCTTGGGAGTGTCTTCGTAAATCTCCATAACGCTTTTTAAAAGTTTTTTCTTCAGCGTTCTTCGGTTTTTCCTCATCCTCTGCTTTCTCTTCTGCAGGAACAGGTTCTTCAGTTTCGGCTTCACCTTGAGCTTGTTTCTTTAAAAATTCTAGTTCTTCCTCATCTTTTTTAATTCTTTCTTCGTGAGTAGAACGCTTGTCCATAAATGCTGTTTTCTTTGGTGTAGCATCTACCACCATTTCTTGTGCTTGTTCAGCCATTTTATTTTCTCCTTGGGGTTATCGTAGCCAAATATTGTTGGGGGATAAGTAGCCAACTATTATGGGTTATTAACGTGAAGCTAACCCACCTCGCTTCATCTTTTTAGGTTTTATTTTCTTTTTATTTATAAAACCACCTTTAGCAGTGTAACCTACATCTTCTCCACCTACACCACCTAATCCTGTATCAACTCCTGTCTCACCTGCAGCGTCAGGACTAACTCCTGTACCAGATGCTACACCTGTATTTGTATCTGTTGATGGAGAATCACTTGAAGGGTCTCCAAAAGCAGACATATCCTTAAAATCTTTTTGTTGAGATATCTCTGCTTCTAAACCTTTTGTAACCTTACCTAAATCTGATTTTACTTCATCCTCACTTCTAGTATCTATTTCCATTTCAAATTGAGGGTTAATTCGTTTACCAAACTCTATGGCTTTTTGTTTCTGTTTATCTGTTTTATTGGGGTCCATCGCTATAGCTTTAGCAGTGGCATAACTCCCCATAAAACCTGTAGCAGCACTAGCTGCCATAGCTTTTCCAAAATCTGCTATACTACCATAAGAAGGAACTTCATAAGCCCCACCTGCTTGACCATGAGAATATGTCTGATTTGTTGTTGGGTCTACTTGTCCATTCTTATATCCGTATTGAAACGATGGTGGCACACCCAATTCTCGTGTCTTTACATCATAGCTTTTTCCATATGCTGCTTTAGATAATTCATTTAATACACCTTTTATACCCATAACATTTGCCATAGGACCACTAACAGTAACATTACCTTGTGCATCATATCCTATACCTTGTGCAGCATCAAAACTACCTAATGCTTCTCCTAAAGCCTGTGAACTAGTAGCTTGGTCATCACTAAAAAAGGCTTTACCACCTGCTAGTGCTCCACCTAATAAACCCATGCCCGGAATCATAGCTCCCATAAGTCCTTTACCTACTACATTAAATGCTTTAGCTAAAGTTGATTTAGGAGTGTTTTGTTGTAAGCCACTTAAAACAGCTTGTGTTTTTGATGCAACAGATTCTTCTGTTGGTGTTTTACCTTTACCTGTTTTTCCTATAGGAGTGGCTACTGTAACAGTGTCTGAACTGTCTCCTTCACCTGTTACTGTTGTTGTCGGAGTTGTTACAGCAGGTTTATCTTCAACTATAGGAGCTTTCTCCTCTACATATTCAGTATAACCTTCAGGTATGGGATATATAGGTTTATCATTTATAAATGGTATAAATAGTTTTTGACCTGCAGCGTTTCTATATTCTTTTGTAACAGGTCTTTGCCCTTCGCTTGGTATTAAAGTTTGAAACGTAGGTCCTGTTGTTTTAGGTGGTGTTACAGGTGCAATAGGTGGTATTGCTGTTTGTTTTGGTAGAACAAAAGGTGTAAAAGGTGCAGTTGACTGTGCATAGTTTTGAAAGTAAGATGGTGTTGTAGATAGCTGTGTGGGAACTTGATATGTTCCTGTTGGACTTACAAAGCCACCTGTTTGCATTTGCATCTGTTGACCTGCTATTCTAGGTAGTTGCATAGGTTGCCCTGCTACATTTACCACACCACCCTCAGACATTTCTATATCGTTTACATCAAAAGGTAAGTCATCAGGCATTGTTGCTTCATCTGCATTCCCTAACTGACCCATCTTATCCATGGTATTAATACCTTGTTTAGCTTCTTGTCTTAAGTTCATTAACTTTTCTAAACCATGATATCTTACCACATCTGCAGGTAATACAAACTCACCCTCACTTAATCTAGCAGGTATATCATCTCTAACTTCTTCAGCAGTAGAGGCTTTAGGTATTTCATTTCCTGATACAGGGTCTTTCTTAGCAGAAGACTTTGCCATGCCTATATCACCAAACATTTCTAGTTGTTGTGCTTCTACACCTCTACTTTTCTTTTCCATTAACTTCTTCCCTTAATAATTTAAGTTTTTGCAAAGTATGTATACTACCTTGTGCTCTATGAACAGTTGTCATATCATTAGCCTGTTCTAATAGTTTATGTTGTTGACCAATAAGCTCTTCTAAATACTTATTGAAGTGGTGCTGATGGTTGACCATCGACTTGAGGTTGCCCAGTATCTGTTTGTCCACCTTGATTATCTCCTGTAAAACCTTGCTCTTGTGGTAATGGAACTTGTCCTGTGCCTATAGTTCCACCACCTGCTCCTGTTGGGTCTAAGGGATTTGCTCCTGCAGGGGGTTGTTGTTGTTCTTGGGGTTGTTGTCCTCTAAACTCTTTTAATAACTCTGCCTGTATAGCAGCTTCTCTCATATCATTTGTAACCTTTTCAGGGTCTAAGTCCATAGCCTTTGCTATCTCTCTAATAATATAGTCAAACTTAGCAAAAGGTGCTAGTGATGGATTAGATGCAACTTGTAAGAATCCCATTAATCTTTGTGACCTAACTTCATTAGCCATCAAACTTTCTGTGCCTCTAGCTCTTACTTCTAAATCACCTTTTATTGCAGGGTCAAAATTAAATTGCATATTAAATCTAAATAATCCCTCGCCCAAAGGTTTTAGTAAGTAGTCATCTACATTTTTAATTACAGTTTTAATACTACCTGACGCAGCATTCATTAACATAGATATGCCTGAAGCAGTTCTTCCCACCCCTGATACACCTGTCTGTCCATGAGCAAAGGATGGTAATCCTGTACTTTCATCTGCTAACTGTCTTGCTTTATCAAACAGTTGCATATTTTCATTAGACACATTTGGAAACTTTGTACCAAATATAGCTTGACCCGGTGCTCCACCCTGTCTTCTAAATATCTTACCCGGATACACAGATAAATCTTGACCCGGAACTAAGTTTGTCTCATCCACTTCTATCAGTAAGTTCCCTGACAATACAGCATTATCTACTGCCATTCTCATAAAACCATTCATTAGTGTCTGTGTATCATCCATGTTTTCTGCTAGACCAACACCAAAGAATGAGTATGGATTTAATTCATATGGTGCTGCAGAGTAAGGTATCTTTGCAGGTTTAAATGGATTTAATACAACTCTTAATAGTCTACCATTACAAACCCATATATTAGCTTGTAGTTCTTCAAAGTTCTGTAAATCTTTTGGTATGTCAATCTCTTGGTCTAAAAGCATATCGGTATCTATCATACCCCAATACTCAAGAACTTCAAATCTTTCTACATAGTTTTCTTGATTATAATCTGTTAAATCATCTTCCCAATATTTTTTAACATAGTTTTCACCATCACCAATAACTTCTTCTATAACTTGTTCACGAAAGAATGGTCTTCTTTTTAAAGAACGTAACTCAGTTCTAGACATCTTATGTCGTTCAATAACAAACTGTGCTTGGTCTATGTTTGTAGAATCAGGGTCAGGATAAAAATTCCAAACAGAAACATTAGTTACTTGTGGAATAGTTTTAAATATAGGACTATAAATACCCTCATCATTCCAATTAGGATACTCTTTGTCTATAGCAAAAGGTCCTTTCATTACACCTGTGCCAAATAAAGCCATCTCAAAAGCTGTGCTTCTTAAATGTTTATTAGCGTTTGACTCTTGTAATTGGTCTATGATTTGTTTTTCCATAGATTTAGCTGCAATCATAGCAGGACTAAATGTTATGGCTGTAGGTGTCTTTCCTGCTACAGGTCTTACATTTTCAATGTCTTGCAAATTTTCTTGTAAAGGACCAAGACCTTCTTGCAAAGTTTTCGCAGTTGCACCTTTAGGTAATTCTTTCCCATCTCCCATGAAACCATAAGGGGAAGAGATATCATCCAATCTATCACGTATTTCTTCAGGTTCTTTAGGGTCGAAACTAACATCTTTCAATACTCCTTCAGGTAATTCAGTTGGCTCTATACTTATAGGAAATTTATTTCCTGCAAATAAAACATCTACTATTTGACCATATGCAGCCAAGGTTTTAGTTTTTGTAATTTTTATAAATACTCTAGACTTTTCAGCTTCAGTAAATTGAACATCAGGACCATATAAACCTCTATAGTTTCTGTATGCTCTTACCCATCTAAGTTCATCTTCATATCTATAGTCTTCAGACTTTTTGAATTTGCCCATAACATAATCTACTATGTTACTAACTTTGTAATCTGTCTCATCAGTTCTGTCAGAATCTTCTAAAGCTATTGCTTCATCTTCTAACATTATTTCTTCTTCTGCCATATTAATATCCAAATGTTGCGTCAGCTACAGGCATACTAGATTTTGGTCTACCCATAGGTTCATAGTCAAATATGCTAAATCTTGGTCTTGACATTATACCATATCTTAAAGCATCATACAAGTGGTCTTCTGCTTTTGTATCCACATCTTCAGGATTCTTTTTATCTAAAGGTATTGCAGGTAATTGTGATATCATTTCTGTGCAAGTATTAAAAAATACCATTCTTGGTTCTTCTGTAAAATCATCTACTTGTAATCTTCTATGTATTTCGTTTTTACCTGATACTCTACTACCTTTACTTCTATCTGATGGTCTAAATCTACAACCTTTTTGTATCATCTGTTCAGCCAAAGAAGGACCAGTATCACCCCTCCTGTGCCAAAGAGAGCTATCCAAAACCCCATACTTAATATTTCCATCATCGGCTTCTAGCTCTAGTATCATATCTGCCAAATCTGTGGCAAGGACTTTGCTAACATACAACTCTCTATATACAACAAGTTGCTCATCTGGAGAAACAGCAAACCACAACACAGCACTATAAGAGCCATAACCATAATCACAAGACCTAAACTTAACCCAATTTCTTGGAATGTCAAAAGGTTCAATAACGTGAGTATTCCTATCAAACTCAGTAAAAGCAGCACCTTCTTTAATATCCCAATCGCCTTCAAGCAACTGCTTTTGTTGATGTTCAGGTAAGGAAAGAAGCATCGCTTCATAGTCTCCTTGACTTGACAGATACGGATTGTCAGATAACCTAGCAGGTATAAATCTTCTTTTAAATAAAGGTTCACCTGCTTTACTGTGTCCGTCAGGATACTTGAGAACCTTTCCTGTTTCAATATTTGTGGCATTAAATGCTCTTCCATAAGGTGCAGGGTCAATAAACATTTTTTTAACCCATTGATGCCCAGGACCTCCCGGGTTTGTTGTTGCCCTCATGTACACAGGTAAATCGTGTGCAGTAGAACGTAATCTTGACCTCATGTAATTCCAAGCAAATGGTGTTGCCCATTGCGTTAATTCGTCAAAGCCTATCCAACTAAAAGCTAAACCTTGATATCTTAATACGTCATCATCTCGGTCTAGGTAAGACATCCACAGTCTTGCACCTGATGGAGCTACCCATTGCATCTTTCTTTCTGACCACTTTATCCCTTTCCATATGAGGGGATACAATTCTCTTGACTTCCAAACAAGTTCTCTTAGTTCTTCTGTCGTGTGTCGTAATAACAATCCACTAAACTGTGGATGACCCATATATCTTAGTGGGTCTGCTAACATAGCATATGACTTACCACCACCTGCTGAACCACCATACAATACTTCTCTTTCAGGTGCAGCAAGGAACTCTGTTTGAGGTCCTTCATTTGGCTTAAAAACTATATTCTGTTCTTCTTCAGGTACAGCTTCTACGTCATCTGCTACTTTACGCTCTTGCTCCAACTCTACCTTCTTCGATGGCTTTCGCTTTTTCGATTGCCTTTTGGGCATATTCAGACCATCGTTTAAGAGTTCTAGCTTTGTTCTTACGTTGTCGCTCATGTAATAATCTTTTCCTTAAACCTATATGAGATATTTGTCTGCCTGTTTTTGTAGTTAGCCAATTTGCAACTTGTCTAAGTGAATATTGTTTTATATACTTTCGAGCTAACTCTAATGCTTCTAACTCGTAGGGTATAGGGTCAAGTAATTCTTTATCGTCTTCGTTAACTTTATATCCAAAAGGAACAGTCCTAGCTATACGTGGTATCTGTATCCATTCTTTTTGGTCTTCATCTTTTAAATCTGTTGGTTGTGGTAACTTCCACTTTCCTAAACTTCTATCCATTGTCTTTCTTTGGTGGTAGTATCATCACACCACCTGATGCTTCTACCTGTACTTTTTCTGTTTTAACTAATCCAACTCTATCTAATAATTCTTTAGATGCAGATAGTCTATCTCTAATACCTAACTGTGTTGGGTCATCTACACCACTAACCATAGCTACAGCAGCTTTAGGTGCATTACGACTCATATACATTTGAGTTGCATCCATGATTTCATCTTTCATAGAAGCTACAACACTAGAAGTAGCTGTATGTTCTGAGTATCCTGCTAGTAGTTTTGCTTGTACGACATCACCACCTGCTTCATCAAACAGAACATTTAAAAACTTCTGTTGTCTTTCTGTTAGTTCTCTGCTCAATGTGGTATTCCTTGTGTTATAACTCTATCTATCAAACGCTGTGCTCTGTTGGTTGTTTGTTTGTACCAACGTGAGTCTTCCATCTGATTTGCCATTTCTTGATAGTCCTCTGCTTCTACAGCAGCTATCATCTTCTTAAATTTAGATAAACGAGGTTTACCAAGTTGGAATGACATATTAATTAGTACGTGTTGTATATCTTCAGGTAGCTTATCAAAAGCACCAAATATAGTTTGACAGTCTTGTATTGCAACTTGCACATCATTTAAAAACCAATCTTGTACTTGCTGTTCAGGTATAGGATATCCTATAGGTTTACCATAGTAATCTATATCCCATTCTGTGATAAGATGCCCTATGCCTCCGGTCAAATGATTTTCTGAGCAATAGTACAGTTCATACTTTACACCCTCATCTGCCTCAATTTCTTCTCTGAGTGTATTGATGTTCATCTTCTTAGTCCTGATTTTATTTGTTGTTTACGTATTTCTTTTACGTGCAGATGCCAAAAATAGTTTCCTATGTTACTAATTATAGCAGAAATTCTTAGAAATGTCAAGGCTTTTAGTGTCATTGATAATATGGACTCACTGTAGAATTAGGGTCTTCAATACCTTCTACTGCTAAAACTTCAGGTATATAATGCTTTAACATATTCTCTATACCCATCTTTAATGTTTGTGTAGACATTGCACATCCACTACAAGCACCACTTAAAAATATTGTAGCTACACCATCTTTAAAAGATTGTAACTTAACATGACCACCATGCATTT